TTATAACGTCACTCCGCCTTTTAGAGGATTCAGCGCGACGGCATTTTGCAGGTAGTCAGGCGCAAGGTGCGCATAGGCCATCGTCTGCTGAATGCTCGCATGTCCCAGAATCTGTTGCAGTGCGATTATATTGCCCCCATTCATCATGAAATGGCTTGCGAATGTATGCCGCAGGATGTGGGTTGCCTGATTGGGTGGTATATCTGGCTTCACTCTGCGTAAAATCCCGCAAAACTTCTCATAATCAACTTTGAATAATTTAGCGCTGGCCTCCTCTTTAACTTTTTTCTCCAGTTCCTCAGAAATCGGCACGGTTCGCTTTTTACCGTTTTTGGTTTTCAGGAAGGTAACCCTGCAATTTGTAATCTGTGCTGGTTTTAGCGTGGCAACTTCCGTCCATCTTCCTCCAGTGCTCAGACATAAAAGTGCGACAAGTAAGTCATCACCATCCAAAACATTTAACAGTTTTTCGATTTCTGCTTTTTCCAGGAACGTCATTTCAGGGTTGGCCTCCGCCAGTGGCGGCAGTCCGTGAATTGGGTGTTGCCCGGAAAATTCATCCAATTGAATTAATTTTGTGAACATGCCGGATAATCGGTACATGTCACGGTTTATCGTTGCGGCACTGATACCATCACGTAGTCGCATGGAACGATAATCCATCAAAGCTCTTTTGCTCATCCGGCTCACTGGTATATCACCTATGCCGCTGATGGTTTTGAGCAGATGATTAAACTCTTTTGTTCCATGCTCGTGGTTTTGCCCGTGATATTTCCACCAGATGTCCAGCAACTCACTCAAAGTTCTGCGATCTGCTCGCTGACCTGCCCATTCTTTCTGGCTGGCGTAGGCGATTGTGTATCGCTCAAATGCTACAGCCTCAGCTTTTCTTTCAAATTTCCTGCGGATGCGTTTTCCGTCGCGACCGCGAGGTCTAATGTCCACTTCATAGCGTCCATCATCGAGCTTCTTAATTGACATAAGAAAGCCCTCTGACGCTGTATTCACCATCTTGGTAACAAATGGTGAAAATATAATGTTTATATAGTGTTAACCAGTCTGTTTTTCGGAGTGGTCTGATTCTGTTGGTTTTTGCCCAATGTGTGCGAGAGCCGGCGCGATCTGACCAGCTTGTGGTGACGTATCACCAGTCATTAACCAGAGCGTATATTTTTTAAATAAAGGCGTATTTGTGACTCGCATAACGATGCTGAGACCAGGGTCTTTATGCCCACTTTCGTAATTTTTGACTGTTCCTAGAGCTATCCCGCTAATTTCGCTGAATTTCGCCTGTGTTAAGCCTTCTGCTTTCCTAATCGCTTTCAGTTTTTCGAATGTCTGCATTTGACAGTAACCTATTGGTGACTTATATTCCCGTCAAAAGGTTGTGTATTGGTGACCTTTTGAGTGTGTTAGCCAGTCCCTAGAAAGGACAGGGGCGACCTAGAAGGGACTGGATCTAATAAGGGTAACACGAAAGCAAAAAGGGCTAATCAATGGAAGTCAATGACTATGTGATTCAGTACCCGATTGATGCGGTACATACGGTTAAGTTTGCAGAGTTACTTGGTAAGCCAGAAACGGCTGTAGTCAAGATGGTAAAAGAGAATAAATTGCCAGTTATTGAGCTTCGTGATCCAAGTAAGCCGAACGCTCGTGTCGGTGAGAAGTGGGTTTTCATTCCAGAGTTTAATCGCGCTGTACGAGAGGCGTTTTATAACCGACCAGTTGAACAGCGTGATGCATGGCTTTTGTGGATGGGGTTGTGATTATGAGTGAACCGCGTTGTATTGCTCAGTTACTGCGTAACGAAAGCCCAAGGGCGATTGACTTCACCATCACCCACGGTAAGGGGCGTAAGGGAATCATTATCCGCACCAAAAAACAGAGTCCGTTAAAAAAGGCTCTGACCTTTCTGAAAAGCCGGAGGGTATGGAAATGACAGTGATGACGCTCAATCTCGTTGAAAAACAGCCAGCAGCTATGCGCCGGATAATTGGTAAGCATCTTGCCGTTCCTCGCTGGCAGGATACATGTGATTATTATAATCAGATGATGGAGCGCGAACGGCTAACGGTTTGCTTTCATGCGCAGTTAAAACAGCGTCACGCAACGATGCGTTTTGAAGAAATGAACGACGTCGAACGTGAACGGCTGGTTTGTGTAATTGATGAATTGCGTGGGGCATTCTCAAAACGCCGTCAGGTTGGCGCAAGTGAGTATGCATATATTAGTTTTTTAACAGTCAGTCAGCGTCGCACTTTATTTATGCATGCCGGATTGACTGAAAAAGAATTCAACCAGCCATACTGGCGAATTAATGAAGAGTCATGTTACTGGCGTGATGCTTTATTCCGTGCATTACGTGAATTATTCAGCCTGTTTGAGTATGCACCGACAATTCTGACGTCGGTAAAACCAGAGCAATATCTGCATTAAGTAATTAACCAGAGTTTTTAACGCACTTAATTGTGCGGGGCTTCTTTTTGCCTGGAGAAAGTCATGCATACAGTTTCTGAAAATCAGTGCGGTAAATACGCATTACTGCTGCAACAGGCCAGAACCGAAGCACAGGCCGACGCAGCGACGCGCTTTTCTTCTCATCTTGACGCCATGATTCGCCACATCACAAAGGCGGAGTTATCCCGCGTAGAGATAGTCGAGCTGCTCAGTCAGGAGTCGGAAAAATTTCACAATATCGGATTGTCTCGCGGGGAGGTGCTTTGATGTCCTGTTCTCGTTCAGTTGTATTACTGAATAACGCCTTAAAAATCACCGTTATGAAAAATGGCGATCTATCTCTTATTCAACTTGGTCTTGATAAAGAAAAACGCGAAATAACTGAGTCTGTTATCGCGATTTATCAGAACGAATTAAACCTCCTGTCTGATGTGGTCAATTTACTTGTTAAACGCGCTGTATTTCACAAGCAAATTTCCTCCGTGGATGAACTGACGAAATTAACGACAGAAATCGCCAGCTATTGCGCTGATGAATTTAAAAAACTGAACGACAAAAGGAACTGGTAATGCCGGACAACGTAGATTTTATTCAGGAACAACAGGCTGAATTACTGGAGCGCCAGATTAACGCGGCAAGGGTAAAACATTGCGGTGCTTCTGCGCTGGTTTGCGAAGAGTGTGACGCGCCAATACCTGCTGCCCGTCGTGCGGCTTATCCGTCAGCCACGCGTTGTGTTTCCTGCCAGTCAGTCTTTGAAGCAAAAAACAAACATTACCGGAGAACGGCATGAGTATTCGTATTGAAATTGGCGAACGTTATGTCGTTACCAGTGACAGCTTTCAGTTTATTCTCCACGAGAAAAAGAGAGCGGAAAGCGGTAAAAACGCCGGTCAGGAATGGCTGGCGGTGGTTGGTTATTACCCGAAATTAAGCCAGCTCGTTTCCGGCCTGATGCATCACGATATTCTGACCGGAAGCGCAAAGTCTTTTGCTGATTTAAACGCGCAGGTTGAGCAACTCAGCAAGCGTTGTTCAGAGGCTTTTGGCTCATATGGCCGTTAAAGCCTCCGGGCGTTTTGTCCCTCCGTCAGCATTTGCCGCAGGCACCGGTAAGGCGTTTACCGGTGCTTATGCATGGAACGCGCCACGCGAGGCCGTCGGGCGCGAAAGACCCCTTACACGTGACGAGATGCGTCAGGTGCAAGGTGTTTTATCCACGATTAACCGCCTGCCTTACTTTTTGCGCTCGCTGTTTACTTCACGCTATGACTACATCCGGCGCAATAAAAGCCCGGTACACGGGTTTTATTTCCTCACATCCACTTTTCAGCGTCGTTTATGGCCGCGCATTGAGCGTGTGAATCAGCGCCATGAAATGAACACCGACGCGTCGTTACTGTTTCTGGCAGAGCGTGACCACTATGCGCGCCTGCCGGGAATGAATGACAAGGAGCTGAAAAAGTTTGCTGCCCGTATCTCATCGCAGCTTTTCATGATGTATGAGGAACTCAGCGATGCCTGGGTGGATGCGCATGGCGAAAAAGAATCGCTGTTTACGGATGAGGCGCAGGCTCACCTCTATGGTCATGTTGCTGGCGCTGCACGTGCTTTCAATATTTCCCCTCTCTACTGGAAAAAATACCGTAAAGGGCAGATGACCACGAGGCAGGCATATTCTGCCATTGCCCGTCTGTTTAACGATGAATGGTGGACTCATCAGCTTAAAGGCCAGCGTATGCGCTGGCATGAGGCGTTACTGATTGCTGTCGGGGAGGTCAATAAAGACCGTTCTCCTTATGCCAGTAAACATGCCATTCGTGATGTGCGTGCGCGCCGCCAGGCAAATCTGGAATTTCTTAAATCGTGTGACCTTGAAAACAGGGAAACCGGCGAGCGCATCGACCTTATCAGTAAGGTGATGGGCAGTATTTCTAATCCAGAAATTCGCCGGATGGAGCTGATGAACACCATCGCCGGTATTGAGCGTTACGCTGCCGCAGAGGGTGATGTGGGGATGTTTATCACGCTGACCGCGCCGTCAAAGTATCACCCAACACGTCAGGTCAGAAAAGGCGAAAGCAAAACCGTCCAGCTAAATCACGGCTGGAATGATGAGGCATTTAATCCAAAGGATGCGCAGCGTTATCTCTGCCGTATCTGGAGCCTGATGCGCACGGCATTCAAGGATAATGATTTACAGGCCTACGGTTTGCGTGTTGTTGAACCACACCACGACGGAACGCCGCACTGGCATATGATGCTTTTTTGTAATCCACGCCAGCGTAACCAGATTATCGAAATCATGCGTCGCTATGCGCTCAAAGAGGATGGCGACGAAAGAGGAGCCGCGCGAAACCGTTTTCAGGCAAAACACCTTAACCAGGGCGGTGCTGCGGGGTATATCGCGAAATACATCTCAAAAAACATCGATGGCTATGCACTGGATGGTCAGCTCGATAACGATACCGGCAGACCGCTGAAAGACACTGCTGCGGCTGTTACCGCATGGGCGTCAACGTGGCGCATCCCACAATTTAAAACGGTTGGTCTGCCGACAATGGGGGCTTACCGTGAACTACGCAAATTGCCTCGCGGCGTCAGCATTGCTGATGAGTTTGACGAGCGCGTCGAGGCTGCACGCGCCGCCGCAGACAGTGGTGATTTTGCGTTGTATATCAGCGCGCAGGGTGGGGCAAATGTCCCGCGCGATTGTCAGACTGTCAGGGTCGCCCGTAGTCCGTCGGATGAAGTTAACGAGTACGAGGAAGAAGTCGAGAGAGTGGTCGGCATTTACGCGCCGCATCTCGGCGCGCGTCATATTCATATCACCAGAACGACGGACTGGCGTATTGTGCCGAAAGTTCCGGTCGTTGAGCCTTTGACTTTAAAAAGCGGCATCGCCGCGCCTCGGAGTCCTGTCAATAACTGTGGAAAGCTCACCGGCGGTAATACTTCGTTACCGGTGCTCACGCCATCTGAGCACGCCGCAGCAGTGCTAAATCTGGTTGATGACGGTGTTATCAAATGGAATGACCCGGAGGTCGTGAGGGCGCTCAGGGGTGCATTAAAACACGGCCTGAGAACACCAAATCGTCAGCAGAGAAACGGAAGCCCGTTAAAACCACATGAAATTACACCATCGGCCAGACTGACCCGGTCGGAAAGAATGCAAATTACCCGTATCCGCGTTGACCTTGCTCAGAACGGTATCAGGCCGCAGCGATGGGAGCTTGAGGCGCTGGCGCGTGGGGCAACCGTAAATTATGGCGGGAAAAAATTCACGTATCCAATCATTGATGAGTGGCCGGGGTTCATAACCAAGTGTGAGTTGGAACATAAGATAAAGTAAGGGGAAGCCATTAACTTTACCCCATTATGGTCATGCTTTGTTATATGCCCGGCTAAATGCCGGGCAATGATGTGATTAAATAATAGGCGATTCAGTATTTAATGGATTCAACATCCATAAATGGCTCTGTGGTACAACTTCAAATGGTTTTTTGAAGTCAGCAATGCATTTCCCCGTTTCAAAACTTAACCCGCTGTTTTTACTATCTAAGAAACATAATCCAGACAGAACACTTTTGATTTGTACCGCACCTGTTGTTGAAGGTATGAGAGAAAACAGAGTTTTCTTATCTGTCGGATTACACGTCATTTTTAGCAGATTTTTTCCATCAGGAGTCCCTAAACATTGGTCTGTATTTGGGGTTCGAATCATTATCCACCCGCTTTGATCGGTAACAAGAGCTTCAGCTGGTGTTTTTACTGGTACAACTTCCCATCCAGTGATTTCTCTGCCATGCAGATCTAGTCTGTTATGGAGCATCAGGCCACTTTGGAGATTGCGGAATGTGAATAGAGAGTTATTTTCTTTTCCTAACTCATCTATCTGATTATTGACAGCTTCCTGTGATGAGGAGCATCCGGATATTAGCAACATAGTTACAATAATTATTAATCTCTTCATTATGATAGCCTCTTTTATCGTCTGGAAACGCCAACAGGGTAATGGTCTGAAGACATCTGAGTCCTTCTGGCTCCGTATACAATTCCTGCTTGTAGCGGAAATGGTCTAAAGGCCACAGCGTTTCCTGCTACTGCATAATCTAATGTTCGTTGACTCGTTTGTGTCGGTGCAGCAGGGAAAATAATTTCTGATGCATTTCTTACAGGAACTGTAAGGTTCACCTCTAAATCATCAGGTTCGCGATTAAAATCACCAAGAATCATCCAGTTAATGGCCTGGTGGACTGGGTCTCGGCTGTCACGAAAGAAGCTATAGACTTCTTCAACAAGAGCGGGAGCGTCATTGTTTCGCGTAGCTATCGCATGTGCAGTGAAAAATGCATCATTGCCAATCCGTATGCCAAGCAATGGCCGCCCACCTTGTCTTACCGGGCGAAGAACAAACACTTCATCGGCCTGCCGATTGCTAACCAGAGCAAGATTGACCCTTCCACCAAAGGCATCAACAGCAGAAAAATATATATATACTTGCTGTGGTCTGCTATTTGTAGACAAGTTCCAGATAAGCTCCCGGACAGGAATGCCTGGGGAAGGAATAACTCTACCTGTATCTACAGCCGTTGATGGCGGAGAACCTGCCTCCTGCACAGCTAAAATATCTACGGCATTTTCACCAGAAATTAATTGTCGGACATTTATATTCCATTTACTTTCAGTAGTGGCGGATGCGCCCTGAAGGTTCCAGGTCGCAACGCGAAAATCAGTTAAATCCGCCTGAGCGTAAAACGATAAAAATACTATCAGAGATATAATATATTTTTTCATTGTTCGCCTCCTGCTGAATGCCTATCTGGTTCTATTGGTAGTGGTGGAAATGGGCGTATTTCTGGCTTAACAATAGTGGCTAGAGCTGGCCTTAATGGTTCGCTTATGGACCACATAAATTCGAAGTTTCTCTCTCCACTTGATGGGCAACGCTCCATTGTTAATGTTGTTGCGTACGGAGATGATGGTGTTCTTTCTAAAAAATTAGCTCTGATGCATAAACCTGTAGACAACGATTTTAACTGGTAATTACCATTGCGTGTTACCATCGGCTGGAAGTCGAAGCGATCTGGTCCAAACTGGCAAGGTGCAGTAGATAGTTGCACACCTCCTTTAAACCCCGGGAAGCTTGTCATACAAGTACCAACGTCTACATTGCGGAACTGTATCGTATTTGGTCTGGTTCCGGGCATAATCTGCCAATTGCGTAGTTCTCCAAATGAATTGGAGTCGCTGATATAATAAGCCCATAATGATGAACCAGCTCCGCGGCTCCACATTGTTAGAACTGAGCCATCCATGTTCATCAAAGATACTGCGGGTGCTGTACCTGGTACCGGGATAGGGATTGGTGCATTTGTGGGAAGTGCAGGTCCAGCCCCGGGTAATGGAAGTCCAGGCTCATCTGGAGAAGGAATTGTTGGTCCTCCCTCTACTTGAGGAGGGAAAACTTTGGGGTCAAGATGAGCTTTGTTCTTTCCTGATGAGCAGCCATTTAATAAAATGGGGAGCAGGATACCAGCTATAAAAATAGGTGTGTATTTATTAGCCATTATTACAGTCCTGTTTATGATAAAGATAGTGAAAATTAATAAAAAATAAAATTATCACATTGGCAAATCTCCTTTGGGCTAGTGTCTTAGTTGTTTGGTTTTCCTTAGGGGTTTTATAGTGAATGTTTTTAAGTGTATTATTTTTGAAGTTACATTTGAGGTTGTGTATTAAAAGATAAGACTAAATAAGGGTATGTAACTTAAATGTAATTGTTTTTAAAATGAAAATAATAAGTGTCGTGCTTTTATTTAATGTTTTTGCTTTTTTTATTTAATCGCTTTTGTAATTTATAAAGTTACCGTGAGTGCAAAACGCGATTGATATAGTTATGAATTTACAAATGATGAGCTACAGGTCAATTGTTAGTTCTTATTTATGTGATCTTGATGGTTTTTTGTTAATAATGTTATTGAGATCGTATAGGTTGTGTGTTATTGGTCTAATTTTCTATCGCTGTTTTTTGTTGTGAGTGTCTGATGGCATGAATTTGCATGTGTCAAAAGTTGCTTTTATTGTCAGTTATCGTAAGTGCTGGCGTGCTCTTGGAGTGTCCATGCACCTGCATTAAAACCGCCCCGTGAAGCGGGCGGGCGAGGCGGGGAAAGCACTGCGCGCTGGCGGTGGTGCTGATTTTATTTTTTCAGCGTCTGAGCGCGTCGTGATGGCGTTTAGATTGTTCGCCGGGGCGTTGGTGTGTATGCGGGCTGTTTTGTGCGGTGGTGAGCGTGTGAGGGCGTGATGGCGGGTTGTAAAAAAGCCGCCCGCAGGCGGCGATGTTCAGCCGTTGTCAGTGTCCAGTGAGTAGTTTTTAAAGCGGATGACCTCCTGACCGAGCCAGCCGTTTATCTCGCGGATCCTGTCCTGTAACGGGATAAGCTCATTGCGGACAAAGACCTTTGCCACTTTCTCAATATCTCCCAGTGACCCGACGTTCTCCGGCTTGCCGCCCATCAACTGAAAGGGGATGCGGTGTGCGTCCAGCAGGTCAGCGGCGCTGGCTTTTTTGATATTAAAAAAATCGTCCTTCGTCGCCACTTCACTGAGCGGGATAATTTTAATGCCGTCGGCTTTCCCTTGCGGGGCATAGAGAAACAGATTTTTAAAGTTGTTGCGGCCTTTCGACTTCACCATGTTTTCGCGGAGCATTTCGATATCGTTGCGATCCTGCACGGCATCGGTGACGTACATGATGTATCCGGCATGTGCGCCGTTTTCGTAATACTTGCGGCGGAACAGCGTGGCCGACTCATTCAGCCAGGCAGAGTTAAGGGCGCTGAGATATTCCGGCAGGCCGTACAGCTCCTGATTAATATCCGGCTCCAGCAGGTGAAACACGGAGCCGGGCGTGAAAGGTGTTGGCTCGTTGAAGGACGGCACCCACCAGTAAATATCTTCTTCCACACCACGGCGGGTATATTTTGCCGGTGAGGTTTCCAGTCTGATGACCTTACCGGTGGTGCTGTAACGCTTTTCCAGAAACGCATTACCGAACACCAGAAAATCCAGCACAAAGCGGCTGAAATCCTGCTGGGAAAGCCACGGATGCGGGATAAATGTCGAGGCCAGAATATTACGTTTGACGTAAATCGGGGAGCTGTGATGCACGGCAGCACGCAGGCTTTTTGCCAGACCGGTAAAGCTGACCGGTGGCTCATACCATCTGCCGTTACTGATGCACTCGACGTAATCCAGAATGTCACGGCGATCGAGTACCGGCACCGGCTCACCAAAGGTGAATGCCTCCATTTTCGGGGCGCTGGCGGTCATTGTTTTTGCCGCTGGTCGCGGTGTTTTCCCTTTTTTCTTGCTCATCAGTAAAACTCCAGAATGGTGGATGTCAGCGGAGTGCTGATACCGGCGGTGAGTGGCTCATTTAACAGGGCGTGCATGGTCGCCCAGGCGAGGTCGGCGTGGCTGGCTTCCTCGCTGCGGCTGGCCTCATAGGTGGCGCTGCGTCCGCTGCTGGTCATGGTCTTGCGGATAGCCATAAACGAGCTGGTGATGTCGGTGGCGCTGACGTCATATTCCAGACAGCCACGGCGGATAACGTCTTTTGCCTTGAGCACCATTGCGGTTTTCATTTCCGGCGTGTAGCGGATATCGCGCGCGGCGGGATAGAACGAGCGCACGAGCTGGAACACACCGACACCGAGGCCGGTGGCATCAATCCCGATGTATTCGACGTTGTATTTTTCGGTGAGTTTGCGGATGGATTCTGCCTGGGTGGCAAAGTCCATGCCTTTCCACTGGTGACGTTCAAGGATCCTGAATTTGCCACCGGCCACCACCGGCGGTGCCAGCACCACGCATCCGGCGCTGTCGCCACGGTGTGACGGGTCGTAACCAATCCATACCGGGCGGGAGCCGAACGGATTTGCGGCAAACGGCGCATAGTCTTCCCATTCTTCCAGCGTGTCGACCATACAGCGTTGCAGCTCCTCGAACGGGAACACCGACGCCTTGTCGTCAACAAATTCACACATGAACAGGTTTTTAAAATCGTCGGCGCTGTTTTCGCGTTTGAGCTGCTCAATGTCGAACAGCGTGCAGCCGCCTTTCAGGGCGTCCTCAATGGTGACAATCTGCCGCCACTGGCCGTCCGCACAGAGAAGCCCACCGGCAAGGGCGTTATGACTGACGTCGATTTCCACGCGTTCGGCGGCGCTGGCGCGTCCCCGGTTGAACAGTTCACCCGACCAGAACGGGTAGGCGTCGTGCGCCAGCGTGGACGGGGTGGAGAAATAGGTCGATCGCAGGTGACTCTGTGAGGCCATACCTGATGCCACCTTACGCAGTACCTGAAAATTCGGGATCCAGAAAATCTCATCGACGTACAGGTCGCCGTTATGGCTCTGTGCGGTGTTGGAGTTGGTGCCGAGAAAAATCAGTTTTGCACCGTTATTGCCCAGGACAATCGGGTCACCGGTCAGGTCAACGTCAACCAGCCGGGCAAAGGCGATGATGTATTCGCGGAACACATACGCCTGCGTTTTACTGGCCGACAGAAAAATCTGGTTATGACCGGTTTTCAGGGCGCGCAGCAGCGCCTCGCGGGAAAAATAAAACGTCGCGCCAATCTGGCGGGATTTCAGAATATCGCGGATGCGGTGCTCAAGCCCGGCGCGATACCAGTGCAACTGATATTCGAAAGACTGCTCAAAGAAAATCTGCTCCAGCTTTTCGATGGCCTCGTCACTGAAAAAATTCTTTTTCGGTTTGCGACGCCCGCCTTTGTTGCGGTTAGCGACGTTCGGATTAAGGTCTGCCTCGTTGCCGGTCTGACTGTAGCGGTTTACCCGTGCCAGTCGTTCAATCTGGCGTCCGAGCAGGTCAATTTCCTTGAAGTCACCGCCGGTTTTCTGCGGTTTGATGATGAGCTGGGTCAGCCGCGCTTCCAGACTCATTTCGACACGGCTGATGGGGGCAACGCTGTCCCAGCCGTCGCGCTGTTTCCAGCTCTGCACCGTCGGGCGTTTCATCTGCAACATGGCGGCAATCTGCGGCACGGAAAACCCCTGCCAGTACAGCAGCGCCGCCTGACGACGCGGGTCGTGTAAAAGAGTGGTGTCTGTGGTGATGGTCATGAATACCTCGCCGTGATGAATACACGGCAAGGCTACTGAGTCGCGCCCCGCGATTCGCTAAGGTGCTGTTGTGTCAGTGATAAGCCATCCGGGACTGATGGCGGAGGATGCGCATCGTCGGGAAACTGATGCCGACATGTGACTCCTCTAATCACTATTCAGGACTCCTGACAATGGCAAAAAAAGTCTCAAAATTCTTTCGTATCGGCGTTGAGGGTGACACCTGTGACGGGCGTGTCATCAGTGCGCAGGATATTCAGGAAATGGCCGAAACCTTTGACCCGCGAGTCTATGGTTGCCGCATTAACCTGGAACATCTGCGCGGCATCCTGCCTGACGGTATTTTTAAGCGTTATGGCGATGTGGTCGAACTGAAGGCCGAAAAGATTGACGATGATTCGGCGCTGAAAGGCAAATGGGCGCTGTTTGCGAAAATCACCCCGACCGATGACCTTATCGCGATGAACAAGGCCGCGCAGAAGGTCTATACCTCAATGGAAATTCAGCCGAACTTTGCCAATACCGGCAAATGTTATCTGGTGGGTCTGGCCGTCACCGATGACCCGGCAAGCCTCGGCACGGAATACCTGGAATTCTGCCGCACGGCAAAACACAACCCTCTGAACCGCTTCAAATTAAGCCCTGAAAACCTGATTTCAGTGGCAACGCCTGTTGAGCTGGAATTTGAAGACCTGCCTGAAACCGTGTTCACCGCCCTGACCGAAAAGGTGAAATCCATTTTTGGCCGCAAACAGGCCAGCGATGACGCCCGTCTGAATGACGTGCATGAAGCGGTGACCGCTGTTGCTGAACATGTGCAGGAAAAACTGAGCGCCACTGAGCAGCGCCTCGCTGAGGTGGAAACCGCCTTTTCCGCACTTAAGCAGGAGGTGACTGACAGGGCGGATGAAACCAGCCAGGCATTCACCCGCCTGAAAAACAGTCTCGACCACACCGAAAGTCTGACCCAGCAGCGCCGCAGCAAGGCCACCGGCGGTGGCGGTGACGCCCTGATGACGAACTGCTGACCGGCGTCAGTCAGTCCGGAAAAACCTTCACGATTAACCCTTAATTTCAGGAAAAACTATGCGCCAGGAAACCCGCTTTAAATTTAATGCCTACCTGTCCCGTGTTGCCGAACTGAACGGCATCGACGCCGGTGATGTGTCGAAAAAATTCACCGTTGAACCGTCGGTCACCCAGACCCTGATGAACACCATGCAGGAGTCCTCTGATTTTCTGACCCGCATCAACATTGTGCCGGTCAGCGAAATGAAAGGGGAAAAAATTGGTATTGGTGTCACCGGCTCCATCGCCAGCACCAGCGACACCGCCGGTGGCACCGAGCGTCAGCCGAAGGACTTCTCGAAGCTGGCGTCAAACAAGTACGAATGCGACCAGATTAACTTCGATTTTTATATCCGCTACAAAACGCTTGACCTGTGGGCGCGTTATCAGGATTTCCAGCTCCGTGTCCGTAACGCCATTATCAAACGCCAGTCCCTTGATTTAATCATGGCCGGTTTTAACGGCGTGAGGCGTGCCGAAACCTCTGACCGCAGCAGTAATCCGATGCTACAGGATGTGGCGGTCGGCTGGCTGCAGAAATACCGCAATGAAGCACCGGCGCGCGTGATGAGCAAGGTCACTGACGAGGAAGGGCACACCACCTCTGAGGTTATCCGCGTGGGTAAGGGCGGTGATTATGCCAGCCTTGACGCACTGGTGATGGATGCGACCAACAACCTGATTGAGCCGTGGTATCAGGAAGACCCTGACCTTGTGGTGATTGTGGGGCGTCAGCTACTGGCGGACAAGTATTTCCCCATCGTTAACAAGGAGCAGGACAACAGCGAGATGCTGGCCGCTGACGTCATCATCAGCCAGAAACGCATCGGTAACCTGCCGGCGGTACGCGTCCCGTACTTCCCGGCGGATGCGATGCTCATCACGAAGCTGGAAAACCTGTCCATCTACTACATGGATGACAGCCATCGCCGCGTGATTGAGGAAAACCCGAAACTCGACCGCGTGGAGAACTACGAGTCAATGAACATTGATTACGTGGTGGAAGACTACGCCGCCGGTTGTCTGGTGGAAAAAATTAAGGTCGGTGATTTCTCCACACCGGCTAAGGCGACCGCAGAGCCGGGAGCGTAACCGATGACGAGTCCCGCACAGCGCCACATGATGCGGGTCTCGGCAGCGATGACCGCGCAGCGGGAAGCCGCCCCGCTGCGACATGCAACTGTCTATGAGCAGATGCTGGTCAAGCTCGCCGCAGACCAGCGCACACTGAAAGCGATTTATTCAAAAGAGCTGAAGGCCGCAAAAAAACGCGAACTGCTGCCGTTCTGGTTGCCGTGGGTGAACGGCGTACTGGAGCAGGGCAAAGGTGCACAGGATGACATTCTGATGACAGTCATGCTGTGGCGTCTGGATACCGGCGATATTGCCGGTGCGCTGGAGATTGCCCGTTATGCCCTGAAGTACGGTCTGACCATGCCGGGTAAACACCGCCGCACCCCGCCGTACATGTTCACCGAGGAGGTGGCGCTCGCGGCCATGCGCGCCCACGCTGCCGGTGAGTCTGTGGATCCCCGCCTGCTGACGGACACCCTCGAACTGACCGCCACGGCTGACATGCCTGATGAAGTGCGCGCAAAGCTGCATAAAATCACCGGTCTGTTTCTGCGTGACGGTGGTGATGCCGCCAGTGCGCTGGCGCACCTGCAACGTGCGACACAGCTCGACTGTCAGGCCGGCGTCAAAAAAGAGATTGAACGGCTGGAGCGGGAGCTGAAACCGAAGCCGGAGCCGCAGCCCAAAGCGGCCACCCGTGTCCCGCGTAAGACCCGGAGCGTGACACCGGCAAAACGTGGACGCCCGAAAAAGAAAGCCAGTTAACAACCGAATGCGCCCCGCGCCAGGGCGGCACGCCGGTCAGTGAGGGTGAATCACCTGACACTGCACCGGCGTCCACCGCCCGACTTTTCAGAGGTAGTCATGATGACGCTGATTATTCCGCGAAAGGAGGCTCCTGTATCCGGTGAGGGTACGGTGGTCATCCCGCAACCGGCAGGCGACGAGCCGGTGATTAAAAACACGTTCTTTTTTCCCGATATCGACCCGAAGCGCGTCCGGGAACGTATGCGCCTTGAGCAGACCGTCGCCCCCGCCCGTCTGCGTGAGGCCATCAAGTCAGGCATGGCGGAGACGAATGCGGAGCTGTACGAGTACCGCGAACAGAAAATTGCCGCCGGTTTTACACGTCTGGCGGACGTCCCGGCGGACGACATCGACGGTGAAAGCATCAAAGTTTTTTACTACGAGCGCGCCGTGTGTGCGATGGCGACCGCGTCACTTTATGAACGTTATCGCGGTGTGGATGCCAGTGCGAAAGGCGACAAGAAGGCCGACAGCATTGACAGCACCATTGATGAGCTGTGGCGGGATATGCGCTGGGCAGTGGCGCGCATCCAGGACAAGCCGCGCTGCATCGTGAGTCAAATCTGATGAAGACCTTTGCGCTACAGGGCGACACGCTCGACGCCATCTGTGTCCGGTATTACGGGCGCACTGAGGGCGTGGTCGAGGCCGTGCTCGCCGCAAATCCGGGACTGGCTGAACTGGGTGCGGTGCTGCCGCACGGCACCGCCGTCGAACTGCCCGACGTTCAGACCGCGCCCGTGGCTGAAACTGTCAATCTGTGGGAGTAACGCATGACAGCAGAAGAAAAAAGCGTCCTGTCGCTTTTCATGATTGGGGTGCTGATTGTTGTCGGCAAGGTGCTTGCCGGTGGTGAACCCATCACCCCGCGTCTGTTTATCGGGCGCATGTTGCTCGGTGGTTTTGTCTCGATGGTTGCCGGTGTTGTTCTGGTGCAGTTTCCTGACCTGTCACTGCCTGCGGTGTGCGGTATCGGCTCCATGCTGGGTATCGCCGGTTATCAGGTGATTGAGATTGCCATTCAGCGCCGCTTTAAGGGCAGGGGGAAACAGTAATGCCGGTAATTAACACGCATCAGAATATCGCCGCCTTTCTCGACATGCTGGCCGTGTCCGAAGGGACGGCAAACCATCCGCTGACGAAAAACCGGGGCTATGACGTGATAGTCACCGGACTGGACGGGAAGCCGGAAATTTTCACCGACTACAGTGACCACCCGTTCGCACATGGCCGACCGGCGAAGGTGTTTAACCGTCGCGGTGAAAAATCCACGGCCTCCGGTCGCTATCAGCAGCTTTACCTGTTCTGGCCGCATTACCGCAAACAGCTTGCCCTGCCGGATTTCAGTCCGTTGTCACAGGACAGACTTGCCATTCAGTTGATCCGCGAACGCGGTGCACTGGATGACATCCGGGCGGGACGCATTGAGCGCGCCATTTCACGCTGTCGCAATATCTGGGCGTCCCTGCCGGGTGCCGGTTACGGTCAGCGTGAGCATTCACTGGAAAAACTGGTCACCGTCTGGCGTACCGCTGGCGGCGTACCGGCTTAAACGGAGTAAACACCATGAAGAAATTATCCCTTTCACTGATGCTGAACGTGTCGCTGGCGCTGATGCTGGCACTGTCCCTGATTTACCCGCAGAGCGTGGCCGTCAATTTTGTCGCCACCTGGGCGATTCTGGCGACGGTTATCTGTGTGGTTGCCGGTGGTGTCGGCGTGTATGCCACTGAGTATGTGCTGGAACGCTACGGGCGGGAGCTGCCGCCTGAATCGCTGGCCGTGAAGATTGTCACGTCGCTGTTTTTGCAGCCGGTGCCGTGGCGCAGACGGGCGGCGGCTCTGGTGGTGATGGTGGCGACGTTTATCTCGCTGGTCGCTGCCGGGTGGATTTTTACCGCGCTGATTTACCTCGTGGCGTCGGTGTTCTTCCGGCTGATACGTACGGCCTGTCGTCAGCGTTTTGAGGGGCGGGAACCATGTCAAAGCTGATGATTGTGATGGTTGTGTTGTTATCGCTGGCGGTGGCGGGGCTGTTTCTGGCGAAGCATGAAAACGCCAGCCTGCGCGCCTCGCTGGACAGGGTGAACAACGTCGCCAGTGAACAGCAGACGACCATCACCATGCTGAAAAATCAGCTTCATGTTGCCCTCACCAGGGCAGACAAAAACGAGCTGGCGCAGGTGGCACTGCGTCAGGAACTGGAGAACGCCGCGAAGCGTGAAGCACAGCGCGAGAAAACCATCACGAGGTTACTTAATGAAAACGAAGATTTTCGCCGCTGGTATGGTGCTGACCTGCCTGATGCTGTGCGCCGGTTGCACCAGCGCCCCGCCTGCACTGACGCCAGTGATTGTCCACAACGCCTGCCCGAAAGTGAGCCTTTGCCCGATGCCGGGCAGTGACCCGCAGAAGAACGGCGATTTAAGTGCCGATATCCGGCAGCTTGAGAACGCGCTGGCACGTTGTGCCAGCCAGGTAAAAATGATTAAACACTGTCAGGACGAAAATGATGCTCAAACCCGACAGCCTGCGCAGGGCGCTGACTGATGCCGTCACGGTGCTGAAAACTAACCCCGAGATGCTGCGGATATTCGTGGATAACGGGAGTATTGCCTCCACACTGGCGACGTCTATGTCATTCGAAAAGCGTTACACGCTCAATGTGATTGTGACCGACTTTACCGGTGATTTTGACCTGCTCATTGTGCCGGTGCTGGCGTGGCTGCGGGAAAATCAGCCCGACATCATGACCACCGACGAAGGCCAGAAAAAGGGCTTCACGTTTTATGCAGACATCAACAATGACAGCAGCTTTGATATCAGCATCAGCCTGATGCTGACCGAGCGCACGCTGGTCAGTGAGGTTGACGGCGCGCTGCATGTGAAGAATATCCCGGAACCTTCGCCGCCGGAGCCGGTTACCCGACCGATGGAGCTGTATATCAATGGCGAACTGGTGAGCAAGTGGGATGAATGAGTTTAAGCGTTTTGAAGACCGGCTGACCGGACTGATTGAATCGCTGTCACCGTCAGGGCGTCGGCGACTGAGTGCCGAACTGGCGAAGCGTCTGCGGCAGAGTCAGCAGCGTCGGGTGATGGCACAGAAAGCCCCGGACGGCACACCCTACGCGCCACGCCAGCAGCAGAGCGCCAGAAAAAAGACCGGTCGCGTTAAGCGAAAAATGTTTGCGAAACTTATCACCAGTCGCTTTTTGCATATCCGCGCCAGCCCGGAACAGGCATCAATGGAGTTTTACGGCGGGAAGTCACCGAAAATCGCCAGTGTGCATCAGTTCGGTCTGTCGGAAGAAACCCGGAAAGACGGTAAGAAAATTGATTATCCGGCGCGTCCTCTGCTCGGCTTTACCGGTGAGGATGTGCAGATGATTGAAGAGATTATTCTGGCTCACCTCGACCGTTAGTTGTGCCATTCCTGACACCTCATCGTCACATTGCCGCCGGTATGACCCGGCGGCATCCTTCCCGTTATGAACACTCTCGCAAATATTCAGGAACTCGCGCGCGCACTGCGCAACATGATCCGCACCGGCATTATCGTCGAAACCGACCTTAACGCCGGTCGCTGCCGTGTGCAGACCGGCGGCATGTGCACCGACTGGCTTCAGTGGCTGACTCATCGCGCCGGTCGTTCGCGCACATGGTGGGCACCTTCTGTGGGGGAGCAGGTGCTGATTCTGGCCGTGGGCGGTGAACTCGACACGGCGTTCGTTCTGCCGGGGATTTATTCCGGCGATAACCCCGCGCCGTCTGCGTCGGCGGATGCCCTGCATATCCGTTTCCCTGACGGGGCGGTGATTGAGTATGAACCTGAAACCAGCGCACTCACGGTAAGCGGAATTAAAACAGCCAGCGTGACGGCTTCTGATTCTGTTACTGCCACGGTGCCGGTGGTCATGGTGAAAGCATCAACCCGCGTCACCCTGGACACACCGGAGGTGGTCTGCACCAACAGGCTGATTACCGGCACGCTGGAAGTGCAGAAGGGCGGGACGATGCGCGGCAACATTGAACACACCGGCGGTGAACTCTCATCAAACGGTAAGGTACTGCACACCCATAAACACCCCGGCGACAGCGGCGGCACAACCGGGAGTCCTCTATGACAGCGCGTTATCTCGGAATGAATCGCAGTGATGGCCTGACGGTCACTGACCTCGAGCATATCAGCCAGAGTATCGGCGATATCCTGCGCACACCGGTCGGCTCACGGGTGATGCGTCGTGATTACGGCTCGTTGCTGGCGTCAATGATTGACCAGCCGCAGACCCCGGCGCTTGAGTTGCAGATTAAGGTCGCCTGTTACATGGCGGTGCTGAAATGGGAACCCCGCGTCACCCTGTCATCCGTCACCACTGAGCGCAGTTTTGACGGACGAATGACGGTCACGTTAACCGGCCAGCACAACGACACCGGCCAGCCACTTTCGTTAACCATCCCTGTGAGTTGAAACCATGCCGATTATCGACCTGAACCAGCTACCCGCACCGGATGTGGTTGAGGAGCTGGACTTTGAAACCATTCTCGCTGAACGCAAGGCGACACTGATTTCCCTTTACCCGGAAGACCAGCAGGAGGCGGTCGCCCGTACCCTGACGCTGGAATCTGAGCCTCTCGTCAAACTGCTGGAGGAAAATGCTTATCGTGAGCTTATCTGGCGTCAGCGTGTGAATGAGGCTGCACGGGCGGTGATGCTGGCCTGTGCAGCCGGTAATGACCTTGATGTGATTGGTGCCAATTACAACACCACGCGCCTGACTATCACCCCGGCAGATGATTCGACCATTCCGCCGACACCGGCAGTGATGGAGTCTGACACCGATTATCGTCTGCGTATTCAGCAGGCGTTTGAGGGCTTAAGCGTCGCCGGGTCGGTGGGTGCCTATCAGTATCATGGTCGCAGTGCCGACGGGCGTGTCGCGGATATCTCTGTCACCAGTCCGTCTCCGGCCTGCGTCACCATCTCTGTGCTGTCACGTGAAAATAACGGTGTCGCATCCGAAGACCTGCTGGCGGTGGTGCGTAACGCCCTTAATGGCGAGGACGTCAGGCCGGTGGCCGACCGCGTGACCGTGCAGTCTGCCGCCATCGTTGAATACCAGATAAACGCCACGCTTTACCTTTACCCTGGTCCCGAAAGCGAACCCATCCGCGCTGCTGCCGTGAAAAAACTGGAAGCGTACATCACAGCACAGCACCGGCTGGGGCGCGACATCCGTCTGTCTGCCATTTATGCTGCTTTGCATGTGGAAGGCGTGCAGCGTGTCGAACTGGCCGCACCACTGGCCGACATCGTACTCAACAGTACGCAGGCGTCTTTCTGTACCGAATACCGCGTCGTGACCGGAGGCTCGGATGAGTGATTCGCGCCTGCTGCCGACCGGCTCATCACCGCTTGAAGTCGCCGCCGCAAAAGCCTGTGCGGAAATTGAAAAAACGCCGGTCAGTATTCGTGAGCTGTGGAACCCGGATACCTGTCCGGCAAATCTGCTGCCGTGGCTGGCGTGGGCGTTTTCGGTCGACAGGTGGGATGAAAAGTGGCCGGAAGCGACAAAACGCGCCGTTATCCGCGATGCCTATTTCATCCACTGTCATAAAGGCACTATCGGCGCAATCCGGCGTGTGGTGGAGCCGCTCGGCTATCTCATCAACGTGACGGAGTGGTGGGAAAACAGTGACCCGCCCGGCACCTTCCGGCTCGATATTGGTGTACTGGAAAGTGGCATCACAGAGGCAATGTATCAGGAAATGGAACGGCTGATTGCTGATGCCAAACCTGCAAGCCGCCACCTTATTGGCCTGAACATTACCCGGGACATTCCCGGCTACCTGTTCGCCGGTGGTGTGGCTTACGACGGCGATGTAATTACGGTTTACCCCGGATAAGTGAGGAATAATGAGCACAAAATTCAAAACCGTTATCACCACTGCCGGTGCAGCAAAGCTGGCAGCGGCAACCGCACCGGGAGGGCGGAAGGTCAATATTACCACGATGGCCGTCGGGGATGGCGGTGGTAAATTGCCTGTCCCGGATGCCGGACAGACCGGACTTATCCATGAAGTCTGGCGACATGCGCTGAACAAAATCAGCCAGGACAAACGAAACAGTAATTATATTATCGCAGAGCTGGTTATTCCGCCGGAGGTGGGCGGTTTCTGGATGCGTGAGCTTGGCCTGTACGATGATGCGGGAACATTAATTGCCGTGGCGAACATGGCCGAAAGTTATAAGCCAGCTCTTGCCGAAGGCTCAGGGCGTTCGCAGACCTGTCGCATGGTCATCATCGTCAGCAGTGTGGCCTCAGTGGAGCTGACCATTGACACCACAACAGTGATGGCGACGCAGGATTACGTTGATGACAAAATTGCAGAGCACGAACAGTCACGACGTCACCCGGACGCCTCGCTGACCGCCAAAGGTTTTACTCAGTTAAGCAGTGCGACCAACAGCACGTCTGAAACACTGGCCGCAACGCCGAAAGCGGTAAAGGCCGCGTATGACCTTGCTAACGGGAAATATACCGCACAGGACGCCACCACCGCGCGAAAAGGCCTTGTCCAGCTAAGTAGCGTCACCAACAGCGATTCTGAAACGCTTGCGGCAACGCCAAAGGCGGTTAAGACAGCGTATGACCTTGCTAACGGGAAATACACTGCACAGGATGCCACCACAGCGCGAAAAGGTCTTGTCCAGCTCAGTAGCGCCACCAACAGCGATTCTGAAACGCTTGCGGCAACACCAAAAGCGGTGAAGTCTGCCTATGACAATGCTGAAAAACGTCTTCAGAAAGATCAGAACGGTGCGGATATTCCGGGAAAGGATACTTTCACGAAAAATATCGGTGCCTGTCGTGCTTATAGCGGCGCTTTGAGCACTGAAGCCGGAAACTGGACAACCGCTCAGTTTATTGACTGGCTAGAGTCTCAGGGAGCCTTTAATCATCCCTACTGGATGTGCAAGTGTTCCTGGTCATACGGTAATAACAAAATTATTACCGATACTGACTGTGGGACGATTCATCTTGCAGGTTGCGTGATTGAGGTTATGGGCGTTAAAGCTGCAATGACCATTCGTGTGACCACTCCGAGTACATCAAGCGGTGGCGGTACCACCAGTGCGCAATTTACGTATATCAATCACGGAGCTGATTATGCGCCGGGCTGGCGACGCGACTACAATACGAAAAATAAGCAACCGGCTTTTGCATTAGGGAAAACAGGAAATACGGTTGCAAATAATAAAGCGGTAGGATGGAACTGGGACAGTGGTGCTTATTGTGCACAGGATGGCGGAGCATCAAAAATGGTGCTGCATTTTTACACGGGTGAGGGAAGTTGTCCGGCAATGCAGTTTCTTGTGGATTATAAAAACAGGGGGATTTTTTACAGGTCGGCACGTGATGGGTATGGATTTGAGGCTGACTGGTCAGAGTTTTATACAACATCACGAAAGCCAACACCTGCGGATATTCTTGCTCTGGCATTATCAGGCGGAAGCATGTCAGGCAGCATAAAATTTATCAATGATGCCTTCCTGATTTGGGAAAGAAACACTGACTGGGCGAAAATTGGATTTAAAAATGATTCAGATGCTGATTCTGACTCATACATGTGGTTTGAAACTGGTGATAATGGCAATGAATATTTTAAATGGCGCATCAGGTCTGGCAGCACAACAAAAGACCTGATGACGCTTAAGTCTGATGCACTACGGGTTACCGGGCAGGTGATACCATCAAATTTCAGCAATTTTGACTCCCGCTATGTCCGGGATATCCGGCTTGGTGGTGCCGCCACATACAAACCTGCGAACAATGGCATGACATGGACACATCAGGCACCGTCCGGGTGTGTATATACCGGCATTATTGTTCAGGATACCGGCTCAAACTCTGCCGATAACATTGGTGGCGTATATTACAGACCGGTTCAGAAATACATTAACGGGACATGGTACAACGTGGCGCAGGTATAATTTATGCAGCATTTGATAAATATAACGGTGGGTAATCCAAAAACAGTTGAACAATATCAATTGACAAAGGACTTTGATGTCGTCTGGTTTTTTACAGAAGATGGTAAGAACTGGTACGAAGAACAAAAGTATTTTGCTGATGACACGATAAAAATAGCGTACGACAAAGATAATATCATCCGCTATGTGGAAAAGGATGTGACAGCTATCAGACCGGATGGATTAAGTGTGGTTGAAGTGGCGGATATTACTGCTAATCGACGGGCGGACATTTCAGGGGGCTGGATGTTTAAGGACGGCAAAGTGATTAAACGCATTTATACGGCAGAGGAATTGCAGAAGCAGGCAGAAAATCGGAAAGCCAGACTTCTTGCAGATGCTGAATCCGTGATTTTGCCGCTGGAGCGCGCTGTCAGGCTGAATATGGCAACAGAGGAGGAGCGCACACGGCTGGAGATCTGGGAACGCTACAGTGTTCTGGTCAGTCGTGTAGAACCAGCAAATCCTGAATGGCCGGAAATACCGCAATAAATTGTATAAGCTCTGATGTGAGTTTATACATCTATGGCACAGAGTAAAAACTAATCTGACAGTTCGCTCTGTGCCAAAAGCAGAATTTACCCATTACGATTATACACCATGTAAAAAACGGTTGTTTCTTCGTCGCTCTCCCTCGCTGCTAACTTCATTAAAAAATCCTCTGCTAACATCATCAGAAATATCAATAATGTGTTTTAACGCAGAAAGGGTCTTAAATTGCTTGCTCGTTAAGGCTGACTTATCAATCGCTAATTGCTCGTCATTTACATCTTTTAAGTAAGAAAAATACTTACCCAAAAAGCCTGCGATAACATCAGATAGTTGGACAGCCTCTGAGTTGTGGGATTTAACGAATTCATGATTCTGTATTGGTATGCCATTTTCAGTTAACGGGAAGTTTTTAACTTCATCTTGAATGCTATTTTCTTCATCAAATATGTGAATGGAATTTTTAAATAGATACAAGTTTCTTAAATAAAATACCATAAAGCTATCGATCAGTTTTCGACCATGAAATCCCGATATGAACGGTAGTTCTTCGATTTTTAGAGATTCTTTAACCAAATTTTTGAGTGCGTGTGCTCGAAAATCTGGTAGCATACAACTGTGCATGCATGTAAAATCGATAAGCCAGAGGCAAAAGTCATAAACTTTTTCTTCTGGAATATCGGGGTAGTTAAATTTATGTAGAGCATTCAGGAAAACATCGGAATTGCTATTGGCAAGCTCATAAAAATCGCTCTTAAGTGACATGTGGTTCATGATATAAAAAGGATTATGTAGCTCTCCAATAATAGAATCAATAATGTCAATAATAGACCAATATGTGATATTAAGATTAAAATAATGGATGTGGAAATTGTTTTCAATAAGCCAGTTTAGAATAATTAAAAGCTTATCAGATTTAAGCATGTCCAAAAAACTACCCTTGGCAATATGACTGAGTTTTAACTCGCGGGCACTTTTTTGAAGATTAAGCTTTTTAAATAGGGTTAAATAATCGCTGTCAGTGCTTAACCCTTTGTGTAGTATTCCTGCAAGGATGAAATTATCCGCCTTTACAACATTAAAACCAGAATCTTTTAAATATAGTTTTCGAATATTATTCGTTTCATCATAATAAAACGTATAGACTTCGTCAGTATTTTGAAGACCATTATACTTGATAAGTAACTCTCTAAGTTCAATGACATCCATTTTATTCCCCTAATGCAATTCTCAAACTAAGGTCAATTTCAGTAATTATCATATAAAGTTAGCCTAACAAACATATTAATGAATGTCTGCTATTCGCTCAAAGCAGACTGTCAGATTTGATAGCGTTTTGGCTATGTAAATTGTCAGTCGGAAAATGAGTGTGTACAAATCAGGACAGGCGGGCAGATTGCCCGCCTTTTCTTTGTCTGTTGTTTCATCCACTGACCAGCCAGGTCAAATAGCGTCTCATGCTCTGCACAACAGAAAATACCACTCACCCATTAACCACGGAGTTAAACGGATGAGTGACTATCATCATGGCGTGCAGGTGCTGGAGATTAACGACGGCACCCGCGTCATTTCCACCGTATCCACGGCCATTGTCGGCATGGTCTGCACGGCCAGCGATGCGGATGCGGAAACCTTCCCCCTCAATAAACCGGTGCTGATTACCAATGTGCAGAGCGCAATTGCAAAGGCCGGTAAAACAGGCACGCTGGCGGCATCGTTGCAGGCCATCGCTGACCAGTCAAAACCGGTCACCGTTGTCGTGCGTGTGGAAGACGGCACCGGCGAAGACGAAGAAACGAAGCTCGCGCAGACCGTTTCCAATATCATCGGCACCACCGACGAAAACGGTCAGTACACCGGACTGAAAGCCCTGCTGGCGGCGGAGTCGGTAACCGGTGTTAAACCGCGTATTCTCGGCGTGCCGGGACTGGATACCAAAGAGGTGGCTGTTGCACTGGCATCTGTCTGTCAGAAGTTGCGCGCTTTCGGGTATATCAGCGCATGGGGCTGTAAAACCATTTCCGAGGTGAAAGCCTACCGCCAGAATTTCAGCCAGCGTGAGCTGATGGTCATCTGGCCGGATTTCCTCGCATGGGATACGGTCAGCAGCACCACCGCCACCGCGTATGCCACCGCCCGTGCGCTGGGTCTGCGTGCCAAAATCGACCAGGAGCAGGGCTGGCATAAAACGCTGTCCAACGTCGGGGTGAACGGTGTTACCGGCATCAGCGCCTCTGTATTCTGGGATTTGCAGGAGTCCGGCACCGATGCTGACCTGTTGAACGAGTCAGGTGTCACAACGCTGATTCGCCGTGACGGTTTCCGCTTCTGGGGTAACCGTACCTGCTCTGATGACCCGCTGTTCCTCTTTGAAAACTACACCCGCACCGCGCAGGTGCTGGCCGACACGATGGCTGAGGCGCACATGTGGGCGGTGGACAAGCCCATCACTGCAACGCTGATTCGCGACATCGTTGACGGCATCAATGCCAAATTCCGTGAGCTGAAAACAAACGGCTATATCGTGGATGCGACCTGCTGGTTCAGCGAAGAATCCAACGATGCGGAAACCCTCAAGGCCGGAAAACTGTATATCGACTACGACTATACACCGGTGCCTCCTCTCGAAAACCTGACCCTGCGCCAGCGTATTACCGATAAATACCTGGCAAATCTGGTCACCTCGGTTAACAGCAATTAAGGAGCCTGACCGATGGCAATGCCGCGCAAACTCAAGTTAATGAACGTCTTTCTGAACGGCTACAGCTATCAGGGCGTTGCAAAGTCCGTCACGCTGCCAAAACTGACCCGTAAGCTCGAAAACTATCGCGGTGCGGGGATGAACGGCAGCGCACCGGTAGACCTCGGCCTTGATGACGATGCGTTGTCAATGGAGTGGTCGCTCGGGGGCTTCCCGGATTCGGTTATCTGGGAGCTTTACGCCGCAACCGGCGTGGATGCCGTGCCGATTCGTTTTGCAGGCTCTTACCAGCGCGACGATACCGGCGAAACGGTGGCCGTCGAAGTGGTCATGCGTGGCCGTCAGAAAGAAATCGACACCGGTGAGGGTAAACAGGGAGAAGACACCGAGTCGAAAATCTCCGTGGTCTGCACCTATTTCCGGCTGACGATGGACGGTAAGGAGCTGGTCGAAATTGACACCATCAACATGATTGAGAAGGTGAACGGCGTCGACCGGCTGGAGCAACACCGCCGCAATATCGGCCTGTGATTTTCATCCGGTCAGCCAGGCTGACCGGTTAACCCCGATTCAGAAGTGAGAAAACCATGAACAAAGAAAATGTGATTACCCTGGACAATCCGGTCAGGCGTGGTGAGCAGGTTATCGAACAGGTCACGCTGATGAAACCTAATGCCGGGACGCTGCGCGGTGTCAGTCTGGCTGCGGTCGCAAACTCCGAAGTCGATGCACTGATTAAGGTGCTGCCGCGCATGACGGCACCGATGCTGACCGAGCAGGAAGTCGCCGCGCTGGAACTGCCTGACCTTGTGGCGCTGGCCGGTAAGGTGGTCGGTTTTTTGTCGCCGAACTCGGTGCAGTGACGTTCCCGAAAAATCTGTCGGTCGATGACCTGATGGCGGATGTGGCAGTGATATTTCACTGGCCGCCATCAGAACTGTATCCCATGAGCCTGACCGAACTCATCACATGGCGCGAAAAGGCGCTCCGGCGAAGCGGAAACACGAATGAGTAACAATGTAAAATTACAGGTATTGCTCAGGGCTGTTGACCAGGCATCCCGCCCGTTTAAATCCATCCGCACAGCGAGCAAGTCGCTGTCGGGGGATATCCGGGACACACAAAAATCACTGCGCGAGCTGAACGGTCACGCATCCCGTATTGAGGGATTCCGCAAGACCAGTGCACAGCTCGCCGTGACTGGTCATGCACTTGAAAAGGCACGGCAGGAAGCCGAAGCCCTTGCCACACAGTTTAAAAATACCGAACGTCCGACCCGTGCTCAGGCGAAAGTGCTGGAATCCGCAAAGCGTGCGGCGGAGGACTTACAGGCGAAATATAACCGCCTGACGGATTCTGTTAAACGCCAGCAGCGGGAACTGGCCGCTGTGGGAATTAATACCCGCAATCTTGCACATGATGAGCAGGGGCTGAAAAACCGTATCAGTGAAACCACCGCACAGCTTAACCGTCAGCGTGACGCGCTGGCGCGTGTCAGTGCACAACAGGCAAAACTTAACGCAGTCAAACAGCGTTATCAGGCAGGAAAGGAACTGGCCGGAAATATGACCTCAGTGGGCGCTGCCGGTGTGGGGATTGCGGCGGCGGGAACGATGGCCGGAGTTAAGTTGCTGATGCCCGGTTATGAGTTTGCGCAGAAAAACTCAGAATTGCAGGCCGTGCTCGGAGTGGCAAAAGACTCCGCCGAAATGACCGCACTACGCAAACAGGCGCGCCAGCTCGGCGACAATACCGCCGCCTCGGCGGATGATGCGGCCGGTGCACAGATAATCATCGCGAAAGCGGGTGGGGATGTTGATGCCATTCAGGCGGCAACGCCGGTCACGCTGAATATGGCGCTGGCGAACCGCCGCACGATGGAAGAAAACGCCGCCCTGCTGATGGGGATGAAATCCGCCTTTCAGCTTTCAAACGATAAGGTCGCTCATATCGGGGATGTTCTCTCCATGACGATGAACAAAACCGCCGCCGATTTTGACGGCATGAGCGATGCGCTGACCTATGCCGCACCTGTGGCAAAAAATGCCGGTGTCAGCATTGAAGAAACCGCCGCAATGGTCGGGGCACTGCATGATGCAAAAATTACCGGTTCAATGGCGGGGACGGGAAGCCGTGCCGTGTTAAGCCGCCTGCAGGCACCGACGGGAAAAGCATGGGATGCACTCAAAGAGCTTGGCGTGAAAACCTCAGACAGCAAGGGAAACACCCGACCAGTATTTACCATTCTGAAAGAAATGCAGGCCAGTTTTGAGAAAAACCGGCTCGGTACTGCCCAGCAGGCTGAATACATGAAAACTATTTTCGGGGAGGAGGCCAGCTCAGCCGCAGCCGTGCTGATGACTGCCGCCTCAACCGGAAAGCTGGACAAACTGACCGCTGCGTTTAAAGCCTCAGACGGGAAGACCGCAGAGCTGGTAAATATCATGCAGGACAACCTCGGCGGTGACTTTAAGGAGTTTCAGTCCGCTTATGAGGCGGTGGGGACTGACCTGTTTGACCAGCAGGAAGGCGCACTGCGTAAGCTCACACAGACGGCCACAAAGTATGTGTTAAAACTCGACGGCTGGATCCAGAAAAACAAATCACTGGCGTCAACCATCGGCCTCATTGTCGGTAGCGCGCTGGCGCTTACTGGCATCATCGGTGCAATTGGTCTTGTAGCCTGGCCGGTTATCACCGGCATCAATGCCATCATCGCGGTAGCAGGCGCAATGGGGGCAATCTTCACGACGGTTGGCAGTGCTGTTATGACGGCCATCGGGGCGATTAGCTGGCCGGTTGTGGCCGTGGTGGCCGCCATTGTCGCCGGGGCGTTGCTTATCCGTAAATACTGGGAGCCTGTCAGCGCATTCTTTGGCGGTGTGGTGGAAGGGCTGAAAGCGGCATTTGCGCCGGTGGGGGAACTGTTCACGCCACTTAAGCCGGTGTTTGACTGGCTGGGTGAAAAGTTACAGGCCGCGTGGCAGTGGTTTAAAAACCTGATTGCCCCGGTTAAAGCCACACAGGACACCCTGAACCGTTGCCGTGACACGGGCGTCATGTTCGGGCAGGCACTGGCTGACGCGCTGATGCTGCCGCTTAATGCGTTCAACAAACTGCGCAGCGGTATTGACTGGGTACTGGAAAAACTCGGTGTTATCAACAAAGAGTCAGACACACTTGACCAGACCGCCGCCAGAACTCATGCCGCCACGTATGGCACCGGTGGTTATATTCCGGCGACCAGCTCTTATGCAGGCTATCAGGCTTATCAGCCGGTCACGGCACCGGCTGGCCGCTCTTATGTGGACCAGAGTAAAAACGAATATCACATCAGCCTGACGGGTGGTACTGCGCCGGTGACACAGCTCGACCGCCAGTTACAGGATGCGCTCGAAAAATACGAGCGGGATAAACGTGCGCGCGCCCGTGCCAGCATGATGCATGACGGTTAAGAAGGTGACGAAAAATGATGCTCGCGTTAGGTATGTTTGTTTTTATGCGCCAGACGCTGCCACACCAGACCATGCAGCGTGAATCAGATTATCGCTGGCCGTCAAATTCCCGTATCGGCAAACGGGAGGCCTACCAGTTTCTCGGTGTTGGCGAGGAAAACATGACGCTTGCCGGTGTGCTTTATCCCGAACTGACCGGCGGAAAGCTGACGATGACCACGCTCAGGCTGATGGCAGATGAAGGCCGGGCGTGGCCGTTGCTGGATGGTACCGGCATGATTTACGGCATGTATGTCATCAGCAGGGTGAGTGAAACAGGGAGTATTTTCTTTGCAGACGGCACACCCCGGAAAATTGATTTTACGCTGTCACTCACCCGCGTGGATGAATCACTGGCCGCGCTTTATGGCGATATCGGTAAACAGGCGGAGTCGCTCATCGGTAAGGCTGGCAGTATGGCGACCAGATTCACGGGAATGACGGGGGCGGAATAATGCTGGATGCGCTGACATTTGATGCAGGCAGTACGCTGACGCCGGATTACATGCTGATGCTCGACAGCAGGGATATTACCGGCAATATCAGTGACCGTCTGATGAGCATGACTCTGACGGATAACCGGGGCTTTGAGGCTGACCAGCTTGATATTGAACTGAACGATGCCGACGGGCAGGTTGGGCTGCCGGTTCGTGGCGCTGTCCTGACGGTGTATATCGGCTGGAAAGGTTTTGCCCTGGTATGCAAAGGGAAATTCACCGTTGATGAGGTTGAACACCGGGGCGCGCCGGATGTGGTCACCATCCGCGCCCGGAGTGCAGATTTTCGCGGGACGCTCAATTCCCGCCGTGAAGGCTCATGGCATGACACCACGCTCGGTGCGATTGTTGAGGCGATAGCCTCCCGTAACAGGCTGGAAGCCAGTGTCGCTCCGTCACTGGCCGGAATTAAAATCCCGCACATCGACCAGTCGCAGGAGTCTGATGCGAAATTTCTGACCCGTCTTGCAGAACGTAACGGCGGCGAGGTGTCGGTAAAAATGGGAAAACTGCTGTTTCTCAAAGCGGGGCAGGGGGTGACGGCCAGTGGTAAAAAAATCCCGCAGATTACCATCACCCGCAGCGACGGCGACCGTCATCATTTTGCGATTGCTGACCGTGGAGCTTACACCGGCGTAACGGCAAAGTGGTTACACACCAAAGACCCGAAACCACAAAAGCAGAAGGTAAAACTGAAACGCAAAAAGAAAGAAAAACACCTGCGCGCACTGGAGCACCCGAAAGCAAAACCGGTCACGCAGAAGAAAGCGCCAAAAGTACCGGAAGCGCGCGAAGGTGAATACATGGCCGGTGAGGCTGACAACGTTTTTGCCCTGACTACGGTATATGCCACGAAAGCGCAGGCCATGCGCGCCGCTCAGGCGAAGTGGGATAAACTGCAACGGGGTGTGGCGGAGTTCTCCATCAGCCTGGCTACCGGTCGGGCAGATATTTACACGGAAACACCGGTTAAAGTGTCAGGCTTTAAGCGCGTCATAGACGAGCAGGACTGGACAATCACTAAGGTGACACATTTTCTGAATAATAGCGGCTTCACGACGTCCCTGGAGCTTGAGGTCAGGCTTTCTGATGTGGAGTACGAGACAGAAGATGATGAGTGATGTGTTTTATTTATCTGTTTGTTTTATAGGGATAAATTAACTAAAATGGCACCATCAACAAACCGGAAGAGGTGCTCGCGATGTTTCATTGTCCTTTATGCCAGCATGCCGCACATGCGCGTACAAGCCGCTATATCACTGACACGACAAAAGAGCGTTATCACCAGTGCCAGAACGTGAATTGCAGCGCCACGTTCATCACTTATGAGTCGGTACAGAGATACATCGTGAAGCCGGGAGAAGTCCACGCCGTAAGGCCGCACCCGTTGCCGTCAGGGCAGCAAATTATGTGGATGTGA